TGATACTCTGTTAATTGCTTTGATCTTTGCTTTCTTTCCTTCTCACGTTCTTTGAACTGTCTTTCCCTTTCCTTTCTTCGAGCAATAGCATTTTTTAAGGTTTGCGCCTGTGTTTTCTTTTCAGCAAGAAGAAGTTTCTGTTCCTCCTGCTTAACCTTATTAGTTTGAACAGCAACCGCAAGGGCATCTTTATCTTGTTTAAGTTTTTGAGCCTCTAATTTTTTAAGATCAGATTCTATCTTTAATTTATCACCTTGAAGCTTAGTGATTTCCTCTTGTGTTTTGAGTAGCTTTTCAAGGACATCATTAAGCTTGTTAGAATCTTTTACACTCTCCAATGGGTTCAACCCTTCCAATGCTCCTTCTGATTCCTTACCAACCTTTTTCAAGTTGCCAATTAATTCATCAGTAAGCTTCAATATTTCTTGAAGGGCATCAATGACAGGTTGTCCAAAATTACTGTCAATAAAAGACTCATTACTTATTTTTTTAGCCATTTCTTAAAGCTTTTTGATAAGAGTAAAATTTGTAAGTAGAAAGAGTTTCTTCATCCAATTGAAAGCCGAAATTCTTTTCAATTATTGTGATCAATTCAGGAAGGCTTTGTTCCTCTCCCCCCTCGTCACTTCTGGGCGTTGCTTCTTGTAAGTCAATTGTCGCCATTTCCAAATACATTTTGTCAACAGGAGCTTGACTTGATACATACCTTGCAAGTGCCTTTGCATAACTATAACGAGCTAAAACAAAAGCTTGATGCTTTTCAGTACTTCCAAAGGAATCATAATACTGTTGAAGAAGATCCAAATAGATATTGTAAAGCTCCATATTTGAATAATTACCAGACAGGACCAACTTTTCATAATTCCCCCCTTCTGTAATCTCCCACCAAATTGAAATTGGTAATTTCTTAATACTTGTATAAGCCTGTTTTTTACCCTTCAAAAAGGTCGGTAAAATATTCAAAAAGCCTTGTTTCATAATATTCAGCGATTTCAGTTAGTGTTTCATCATTGGGCTTCAATATATCATCTCCATAGGTAACGAAAAGATTATCAGAAGGGCTTTTTTGCCCATTGGCATCTATGATAAAACCACCATTAAAAGGGTCAATATTATATGAATCATAGAATTCCCCTGTATCTTTTAACGTGATTCTGTCAACGGGTTGTCCTTTTGCCCTTTTGATTTGTACTGTAACAGGAGAATAATCACCCAATGAAAGCCCATTCCCATCTTCCCCAGTTGTAAAGAGCTGATCTTGAAGAACCTCAATCAAAAACTTTTGTGTTTCTGGTTCTTGCGTAATTTCTAAGATGATTGAATCAATATCTTTAAAGAAATTAATAGCATCATTTATGGAATCTTCAAAACTCATACTTTAATATACGAAAAAAGCCCGTAAAATTTACGAGCTTATTTATTACTTCTTTTTCTTGGCTTCTTGAATCATATTCCAAGCTTTATCAAGGTCAACTCCCAATCTTCCCCGATACCTCTTTTTAAACTCGGTTTTTGTCATTTTGACTTCAAGGTTAAAAGTAGTATTTCCAATCTTTATTTGTTTGACCTTTTTCATAAGCTATTAAGGGAATGTGATTTCAATTTGTGAAGCTGAGAAACCATCTTTATTCAAAGTAAGTCTCAAAGTATCTCCACTTAATTGTGCTGCAAAGTCAAATGTATATGTTCCATTTGGGTTCTCTGTTACCCCTGTGATCACAACTGCTGTATCTTGTGTAACATTGTATAAATCCCAATCAGATACATCAGTTGCACCAGAAAAAGCCAATTTATTACATACAGAACCATAAACTAAATTAGCAACCACACTGAAAGAATCAAATGTACCAGAAATATTTCCTTCTGCCAATGTTACATCAAGCAACCCATTTGCTTTCAATAAGTCTGCTGTGATTTCATCTGCACTGATATAAGCAATTGTTTCGTCTTGAACTAAAGAATCAACAGAGAAAGTCAATTCATTTTTCGCAATAGTTGTCGAAGTTGCTGGAACTGGGCGAGAAAACATTGACTGAGGTTGAATATTAATTCCTGTTAAGGCTGCCAATCCTCCTTCTGTTGTTTCAACTCCTACAAGTGTTCCATTTACATCAACTGCAAAATACATAACTGAAGGACATTCAACAGATTTCAAAAACTTCAAATAAGTTGGTGTACTTGCTGCCTTTCCAACAAAGAACCCGTTGAAAGTTCTTGAACCTTGCTCAACAATTGAATCAATATTGTCGATTGATTCTGTGGTTGGGTCGTTTATTACCTCAGTAACATTGCTGATTTTATCAGTCGGATACCATCTTTTTGAAGGGTCAGCTTCATTCAACTTATCAGTTAAAAAAGCTTCATCAATTGTTTGGCTACATGGAATAGCATTGCTTGTCCCATCGTTTGCAATCTGATAAACAAAGAAAAGTTTTGCAATTCTTCCAAAACCAGAAACGCAAGAAGGAATTCCACTATTAACAATTCCCGAATCACATTTACATACTGCCATAATATTAATTTATTTTAATTAAATATTTTATTCTTATATAATTTACACATTTTCACAACAAAGACAGCCACAGTCATCGTCTTTTTTGACTGCTACACTGATTACAAGCTCAACTCCTGATAAATTTCGTGAAAAAGTGCTCTTTTCATTTCCTTTTGTTCCCTTGAAAACCCCTGTTTTTACCCTGTTAATTAGGTCATATCTGTTGAAATTCAAGTAGTTTTCGTCCACTTTTTTGACATTTGCTTTCAAATTCTCAATGAAAAAGAAGGCAAAGTTTTGCATTGGATAGATCACATTTTGATAATGGTCGTCAGTCAACCAGTTATTATCCTGTGGGTAATCATCCATGAAGAAAAAGCGAAGACGTTGGGCAATATATGCGTTAACGTCCTCAATAGTTCCATGTTGTTGAGTAAAGAGTTCGTATAAATAGCAAATAGGCAAGTCACAAGCTCTTTTGATTTCAACGTCTGCCATTGGCACTGTTCCGTGGAAGAAGCTTGCTTGTGGCAAGTCAAATTCCTTTTCATCCATGAATATTGGCGTTTGAAAATCAATGATAACAAAACGATTGTTCGAAACAGAAACGACTTTTCCTGTGATAAAAGTACCACTTGACAACTTGAAATTGATCTTCATACATGGTTTTAACCAATAGGTTTTAAGATCACATGAAAATAATTGGTAACGATTGACCGTAGGATCAACCAAAACAATCTTTTCAATCTTGAATGTTGCTGTTGCTTCTGCTGCTTCTCTTGCTATGTCTATTATGCTATACATTAAACTAATGCGTTGTATTCTGCTTCTGTTAATATTGTCACACCTTCTGTTCCTTGAAGCTTTGTTGTCAGCTCTCCTTCATCAGAAGTCAATGCTTCAACTTGAACTTTATAAATACTAGTGTCAGAAGAAACATTGTTCATTGTGTAATCGTCTCCCCCAACTGTCAAAACAGTTCCATTGGTGAAACCGCTATCATTTTCGGATTTTATTGTCGAATAGTATATCATTTTAATTAGGGAATTCTAGTAATAAATACACATCTAATTTATCAATGTTCCAAAATCCAATTGTTGAAATATCAACAAATATCATTTGATTATCTTCTGGAATTGTCACATCCAATCCAAGCTTTTCAACTTTTTCATAGAATAAAGCGCCTTGCGCTCCTGTTGCTGTAACCTCCAATGTTTCAATTTGAGTTGCTCCTGCTGTTGTATAAGGAACTGGAGAATTTTCAGGGAACTTTGTCACTCTGAAAGTCAATGTTCCTGCCGCTGTTGCGCTTGCTGTATAAGCAATAAAAGAAATCCCCTTTAATACTGTACCAGAAGGAACGGGAACGCCCATTGGCGTACTTGTACCCTCGAAAGGTTCTCTGTCTAATATTTCCCCTATTAAAACGGGAGAATTCAGAGTATATCTTGAAGAAAATGTTGTTTTTGCTTCTGCTCCAATTGTCGGAATGTCAATGTAAGAATTCCAATCAGACCCAGTGAATAAAGAAAGTGTGATGTTTCCACCTGCTATCCCTACTTTTTCACCAGAAATATGATACCTTGCTCGGTTTCCTTGTGCAAAAGTATATTCTTCTGTAATAAATGCGAATAAAGAAATCTTTGTTGGGTTGCTTGCAATCATGTCGATTTGACCCGAATCAAGAATTCCCACTGGACGAACCCCCAAGTCTCCCACAGGTTGACCAGCCAAACCCGAATCAATTGGGTTTCCATCGCCATCACTATCATAAACTTCTATTGTGAACCTTTGATCTGCTTGGTTCGAAGAAGTCTGAAGAGTTAATTCAGAAACATACGCTCCCAATTGGACCACTTCTGCTGTCGGTCGTGGCGAAGAAATAATATCTTGTCCAAAGAAAAGCTTTTGATTATCATTTACAACAATATCTTGTTGTGCGCTAGGAGTTGTCCCCCTTGAACCAATTGCGGTTTGATAATATGTTCCACTTGGCAACACAGTCGCATCAGCCGTAAAAAATACCCTCGCCAAAAGTCCTGCTGTGGTAATATTGGAAGATATTTCAAGTTGATCAGCCGATTGATTAATATTTATGTTTTGTCCTGCTGCAAAAGTTCTTAATGGCAAATCAACCCCACTTTTTGGAAGAGCTACTTCAAAGCCTCCCCCTTGGTTGGAAGTTGTGTTGGCTTCTCCTGTACCAATCGCAGCCTTTTCAGCATTGGTCACATAATTTTTGTCTGTAACTTCAGTGACTTGACCTGTATTATAATCGCCATTTTCGGGAACAACATTTCCAGTTCTCCCATTCCATGAGTCAACAGCACCACCGCCACCGCCTGTACCACCTCCTATAATCGTAGTTTTTCCCATCTTAGTTTTTGTTAGTCAAGATTAAAGAAATATTTCCTGCTGTTGTTTCAGTATAAACAGCTCTTATATATCTACCAGAAAAGTAATGTCTTTCAAATGTATGTGAATCATTTAAAGGAACTACTACATCAGTAGAATCTGCTAAATCATCCCAAAATACATTATCGGCACTTTGTTGAAGGGTAACAGTTCCAGAAGCCCCATTGGATGCACCAATTTGAACTTGAAAAGTACCCCCGTGAGTAACTTCAATTTCTTCAGTAGTGAAATTACCTGCCGCAAAAGTCCCGTCAATCGGGTCTCCTGTTGCTTGATCTAAAAAATTAAATTGTGCTACTCCACAACCTGCTTCAATTGGTTCTGCTCCCATAGTTTATTAAAATAAAGTTGTTGCAATTTCTTTTTTCACTCCATTGAATTGAGGATAATCAGTTTTATTCTCATACATGAAGTATTGTATATTTTGATAGTCCTCAATGGACTCGTTGTAATACTGGTCGATTCCCCACTTTGAAAATGGAGCATATTCAGAGTTTTCAGCCATTCCAACTGTCACTCCTGTATTTCCTTTCTGAAAAGGTTGATCTCTCATGAATTCAAAGAAAATGAAGCCCATAAGCATTGATTTCATTCCCCTTGAAATAATTCTTTTCGGTTTGCATCCACAAGTGCCATAATATATGCTATTGAATCCTTCTGAAAGGTCAATACATATTTCATTGTATATGGCTTGATAAATTGGGTCTTGTGGCACACCGTTTACAAGATCAGCAATGAATAATTCTGTAAGATCACAACCCAACAAATCAATCAAATATCTTTTTTCATAGCGATCAATATACTCTTGTAGGTCTTCTTCTGATCCACAAAGATTTGAATTGAAAGCAATGTTATACTTTCCTCTTTGGCTGAAATCTTCTGTACTTAGAATTATCATTTATTTATTTTTTCTTAGTAGTTGTTTTCTTTGTTGTTCTTTTTCTTGTTCCTGCTCCGATTGTTTTCTTGGCTGCTGCCTTCTTTTTACATTCTTCGCATTCTTCTTCTCCCTCTTCTTTTGGGGTATCTCCACAGCCACAATCTTCTTCTTTTGTTTTGATTGTTGCTGCTTCTTGTTTGGCTTTTAATGTTTCAGCCTCTTTTGTTTGTAGCTCTACAAGTTTTGCTTGTGTGGCATCTTGTAAACTTTTACGGAAATTATCAAGGTCAGTTTGATTCGATTCTTTTGCAAAACCTTCATCAATCATTTTTTGAGAAAACTTTGCATCAAGTTCTTTGACTGTTCCTTTTGTGATTCCTGCTGGATGGTCCTTTGTGAATTCTATAATCATAGCTTAGTAGAAAAAAAGCCCCTCACATGGAGAGGCTATTGTTTTATATTATGGTTTTGCTAATGCTGCTTTTGCTGCATTAATATCAGCAACTTTCAAGAAAGCATTTTTCCAAACGTCACGAATCACTAATGCTTTTCTTAATGTACCTTTGATAGTAATTAAGTCAGAAGTGAAATCTGTTGCATGTTGGTTAGCCATCATGATTTCCATGTCTCTATGAGTATAAACAGTCCCTTTTGTAAAGTCACCTACATAGATTGTTCCTGCTGGAACCAAAGGAGTTTCATAAACAGGCACACCATCAATGAACATTCCATCATTAGAGAAATAGATTGGAAGCAAGTAATTTGCATCAGCATCTTTTTCTAATTTCATTTGACAAACATCAGCTGGGTTCATCAAGATTGCATTCGGGTTGTAGAACTGATTGTTCGACTCTCCTGAAATACGAATTTGACAAATAGCAGACTGAACAACGTCAAAAGTTGTAGGAGAAGGAATTGAAGCAGCTAGATTTTCAATTGGAGAACCAGCAGCAACGGACCATAATTGAGCTTTACTATCAACAGAAGTGAACTGTGGAGCAACTCCCGTTCCCAAAAGTAACTGTTGATCTAATTTAAGCATTAAGTTTTCACGAAGGAAAGTGTCAACTTCGTTTTGAACAAAGTCGTAGTCTTCTAACGTGTCACGACATACCTTGATTGAATCACCAATTTTGCGAATATCTTCAGATTTTTCAATCCAAGTAATATCACTTTCTGGAATTGGAGAACAATTTGCAATTGCATCAGCACTTCTTGTTAATACATTTTGATCAACATAAGTGATTTTTCCACCTGAACGACCTTCAGTAATTGTCGCTTGATTAAATAAATCTTCAATGAATATTCTTCTTACAGGTTGTTTTCCAATTGGAATCAATCTTTGAGAAGCTGTTGAATCAACAATAGAAGCATTTGTAACTGTTTTAGTTGCAATATGGAAGATAACTTGGTCCTTGTTCATCTTCTCTGCACAAGCCTTTTTGAAAGCTTCTTTCTTCTCTCCAAATAATTGGTCTAACTCATTAACTGGGTTAAGTTTTAAGTTAGCAATTGTTTCTCCTTGCTTCAATACAGTTTCCTTCAATTTTGCATGAGCTTCTTGCTCTGCTTTTGCGTGGTCTTCCATCGCTTTGAAGTTTGATGCTTGAATTTCAGCATTCTTTTCTGATAATTGAATCAATTCTTCGTCCGACATAGCCGACTTTTCAGCAGCCGAAACACTTAATAATGGCGTTAAAGTTAAAGTCATTATAATAATAGTTTACGTGTGATACTTTTATTTACCTCTTCTTCTTGCTTCTGCTCGTCTGCTTTCGGCTCTTGCTCCTGTTCAGTGTTTTTCAACGGCTGCTCAAAAGTTAAAAGTGAATTATACTGCTGTTTTAACTGCATTAATTCAAGAACGAAAAGATTGTTATATTTTTGCGAAAGTTTGTCGTCTGTCAATGCTTTGATGAAGACTTCCATTCTTTCGTTAATTTCTTCTAAGTGTTTATTCAGATCTTCTTGGCTTTTGACAATGGATAAATTAGGAGTCTCAGAATTTGCACCGAACACAACTGCTGAGCCTTCCCAAAGTTTAACCTCTTGAATGTCCCATATTTTTTGATCTCCTTCTTCAACTTGCTTGATCTTGTCTGGAATGTAATTGAACCCAATTGAGTGTTCACGAATAATTCCTTCTTGGTACATTTTCAAAAAGTCTTGTCCTTCAGTGTGACTCCCCATTTTAGAGCGAAAATACAATCCTTGTGAATCTTCCTTTAATTCTTGTATAACTCCAATAGGTCTTCTTGTATCATGATAAGCCAAATGAGCAATCTTTCTATTACTTGTACTTTGTGGTCCATGTTCTTGAATAGACTTTGAAAAAGCTCCTTGAAGAATTCTGTCATTATCAGAGTCAACATTGTTGAACCCCGAAAAATAACCTTCTACAATTCCACTTTCTTTGTCTGCTTTCACTTCCAAAATAGGAAGGGAACATGATGCGTTTTTATATCCTTTTTTATTCATCTCCTGTCATATTTGGATTACTTGGGATAAGTTCTGAAGCTTGTTCTTCTGTCATCCCGTAACTGAAGACAAGTATATTTTGTGCTGCTTGTGAATCAAGTTGCCCCATGCTTACCTTAGAAGCAAGTGAACTGATACTTTCAGCAACGATCTTGTTTTTTTCTGCTTCTGCTTTTTGGTCAGATTGTAATACTTCAATTTGAGAAGTGTCAATCATGATCATATATTCAGCATTATCTTCTTCATTAAAGATAGGCGTAAGCTTTTCGTTCCAAGTATCAACAAATAATTGAGCTAATGGAATAGCGCTTTCAGTATAAAGAGACTTCTTTGCCTCTCCTAAGTTATTAAATGTTTTATTCGCTGGGTCATTGAATAGTTGCGAAGAAAGCCCGTAAACATTACAGAATTTACGCAATTTATTAATATCAAGGTCAGTGAGTGTCAAATCTTTTGGAGAAAGTCCCAAAGAAGTATATTTCACTTTTGAACCTACTGTCAACATTTTATTGTAATTGTGAGAACCTCCTGCACGTTGCTTAAATTTCTCTTCAATTGCTTTTCTTTCTTCATCAGTTAATGGATAGCCTTCTTGATCAGAAGAAATCATTCCTGTTGCTCCCCTGTTTTCGATCATGTGAGCTTCAGCATTATGCACTTGGTTTGATGTACTTAAAGCTTTGTAAGAAGGTTGTAAAAAAGAAAGCCCTTTATTATCTAAATAAGAAGGGTCTAAATTTTGGGTGTGAATAATATCTTCAGGACCAAAAACAGTATTTTGAGAACCCCAACAAAATTGATAGTTCTTTACTTCAGAAAAGAAATCATTCTCATTCATCATGTTTATTGTGGTGAATTGAGAAGGAACAATTTTCAAAGAAGTTGGAAAGTCAAACCCAGCAGCAACCCTTTTCCATTCAAAGGCGTCTCCTGTTAAAAGATAATTTAAGTATTGTTCAACCCTGTATTCCTTTTGTGTTTGGTCCTGATTGGGCATTTTAAGAAGGCGAAGAAAATCGTTTGTCATGTCCGTAACTGGAACAAATTCATCGTCTTGTTTTACCTTCAATACAATTGGAATAGTCGAAGCCGTTTTCACAAGCTTGTCGATTACTGCAAAAACATCTTCATTTGAAATATACCCTTCATTGATCAGCTTTTCTTCTTCTTCTCTATTCCCATAAATCCAAGCCCCCCAACTTCCAAAGAAAGAGTATGAACTTTTTCCCCATGAAGAACTTGAAGAATAGTTTTTAACTGTGAACAAAGATTTTAATTTATCAATTATTACCATGAAATTTCTATCTATCTAAGTAATCAACAGCATAACGAGCTGGGTCAATTAAATGGTTAAAGTCATCAATTGGAACATCAGATTTCTTATCAAGCCAAATATAGTTGTTCAGTTCTTTGATAAGGTTTTTTGATCTTGGTGTTACAATGATTCTATATTTTTGCATTTTCTGAATGCCTGTCAATACTGAACCTTGTTTTTTCATACAAGGTATAATATTCAAGCTTTTTCCTTCTAGTTTTTTACGTTGAAGTGTTATGATGGTTGTTTTTGCTGCTGAATCTCCAATAATAAGAGAATTTGAACAAATATTCATATTCAATTCAAAGATTTTGTCATCATCTAAACCACTCAAATAGAGGCATTCATCTAAATATAACAATTTTTTCTTTTTATTTATAGCAACTTTTATCAAAGTTGTTGGGTCGTCAAAGCCATAATCTTGACCAAATACATAAGGAAGGCTTTCATCGAATTCCCCTGTTTCCCAATTATCAAAGATACAACCTTCTTGTTTTTCTTTCCAACCACCTAAGTAATTATTGATATAAAAAAGCTTGGCTTTGTCCTGCTCCTGTTCGGTCAGCACTCTTCCAGTAACAATATCAACTCCCTTTTTTGCTCTAATTCTCCATTTCTTCGCTTTCCTTAACCAATCTTTTGAAAGGTATTTAAAGCCAATCAAAAAAGTAGTATGAATATGCTCAACTTCTGGGTGATCAGAAACAGTGACAGGAAAACCATCTATCATGATTTGTTTGGATGTATGCTTGAACCACTTATCATAAAGAAAATGTTCAGGAGTTGTCGGATTCATTACAAAAATAACTCTGTTTTGTTTTTCTGTGGTCCTTATAGAATCGTCAATGGTTTCAAATACTTTTTCATCTTTAAAGTCTTCTGCTTCTTCCACTACCCAAGTATTTATTCCAGACAAAGACTTCAAGTTTCCTGTTTGATCTCCCGAATTCGTTTTTATCCCACTAAAAAATATAAATGATTTGGTTTTCTTGTTGACAATGGTTGCTTCTGTTACATGGAAATCAGCCTCAACATTTAGCCTGGCAATTGCTTTTCTGAATTCTGGGATAATAGACTTCTTTGCACTTGTCATGGTGTAACGAGTAAACAAGACACCGTTTCCCTTTTCATAGGTAAGCTTCAAAATATAATCATGTAGTGAATGAGATTTCAAAGAACCACGTCCACCAGTGACGAAAAAATATCTTTTCTTTGAAGAGTATAAAGGTTCAAAGGCAATATTTATATCAAATAATCCCATTAATCAATTTCGTTGAACGCTTCATCAAAATCCTGTTCGCCTCCTTCAGTACCTTTATTAATCCAATTGGTGATTGGAATATTCACTTCATCCTTTTGCTGTCTGTTGTCTTCCTCGTACCCTCCGAAATGTTTCATAAGCATATCAAGTGCTTTGATTTGTGTATTTTCTGCCTTTCCTTTTTTAGCAAGTGCAATGATACCAGCAACAGTCTCTTTCAGTCCGAAAACAGTCTCTTTCTTGACCTCCTTCATGACTTCTTTGTCAAGTTCGTCTATCATAGCCCTAATATAGTCCTTCTGTAATAGCTTATAAGCCTTACTAGCGATAGTTTGTGGATTCATATTGTCTGACTTATAAGAAGACAATCTAAAAGCCTCTGAAGGATTCTTTCCACATTGAATATATTTTGAGCAAAAGGACAATTCATGCCCTGTCAGTTTTCTTTTCTTCTTGGTTACTTTCTTCTTTGTTCCCCCTGTTTTCTTTCCTTCTCCCATAGTCATATTATCTTTCCAATATATTTAATATACGGATTTTTCTTGAAAAAAGTACAGACACAAAAAAAAGTGTGATATATCCTTAAATTCTAACAAAAAGGACATAACACACTTTATAAATTTCTTACTACCTACAAGGACTCCTACCTCCTTGCAAATAATATACACAAATATACGAAATTATAACGAAAAAAGCCCCATTAATGAGGCTCAAAATATGTATAGAAGGGCGTTTGTTCATTTTTAACAAATATTTTACTTTCCCCACTCTGATAGTTTGTTGTTTTGTAGAGATTATACTTTACGAATTCCAGAAATTCTTCTTCTGATTTAAACTTTTGCCCGATCTTTTTTTCAAGTTGTTCTCTAACTTCTTTCGATATTATATTATTAAAATCTTCAACCATTTTATTAATGGTTTCCTGCATGTCATTTCTCATATTACCTTTTTTTTTGTTTACTCAAAGGTAAAACCAATATACGCTATCTTTTTGCGTAACGAAAAAAGCCCCAGTCAAGGAGCTTTTCGAACATGATCAAAAATAAGATAAAACTAATGAATCGATTTTGTTAATCAATAATACTTAATCTAGCTAAAAGAATTTCGTTATAAGCGATCATATGTTTCAACTGATCTTTTAATAAGTATTTTTGAGCTAATGAAAGTTTTTCTAAATCTCCAGAATCGAATGCTTTTTGTAATACTTCTGTTTTTTCTTGAAGATCTTTTTGTTCTTCAATTAATCTTTTTTTAAAAGCTTCCATGATTGATTTTGTCTTTTGTTAATTCAGCTTAAATATACGAAAAATACTGAACCATTGTTAAATAAAAAACCCCTTCATCAATGGGAATGACTAAAGGGGCTAAAACTTTTTACAACAGCTTTGGCATAATCTGTCATTCTGTTTTTACGGAATCAATTTCTAATTGTTCAACTTTCATATTCTTCGGATTCATAGCACATTTACTTTGATGAACATTCAGTCCTTGTGGAGACTTAACCGAATGCCCACAGTATTTACAAGTAGTTGCTTCCTTCCATTTCTGAGCATCAACCGAAACACTCTTTAACTTTTCCGATTGCTTTTTATCGTTTACTGTTTTTTTTCGGAGTTCCATTTGTGCCCTTCGGTTATCCTTCCGAATCTTTTCTCCTTGCGCATGAACTTCTTCAAGTGTTTCTTGGACCAATTGAACTTCCTTTGTTTTCTCGTTCAATTCTTCCGTTTGTTTTCCGTTTATCTTGTTCAGCCTTCCGATTTGTTCTGATTGAATTCGGTTTTGTTCTTCAAGCTTTCCGATTGTTTCCGATTCAATTCGGTTGGTTTCCGATTGGTTTCGGTTTTCTTCCTTGGCTCTGGTCATGTACACATGAGCCATGCGAGCTGAAATATAAGGAAGTCCGAAAGCAAAGATCACTTCAATAATATTCAACCGAACATCTCCGAATTGCAACCCATTGAAATAATACAGATTGATTGCAACTGATAAAATGGCGAAGCCTATCGAATCCTTTGTTTTCCCGTTCGCCAGAAATATGATGATTGAGAATTCAATTATAATCATGGCAATTGTGGAGTAAACAAAGGAGAGAATCGAGTCTCCCCCTTTGAATGATACTGCTTGAAAAACCATGACAGCTTTGAACAGGTTTATTGCTATTGAGAAACCAGACACCCAAAGCAATGTATTTTTATTTGTTAGTTTGTTGTTGTTCATTCTTTCTAATAATTTTTAGTAAATCTCTATGAATTTCTATGACTGCAAATAAAATGGCGAACTCTATACTCACCAACCACCAACACAAGCCACTAATAACAGAAGCGATCAGATAATATGTGAACCCCTCATGTTTTGTGAGGAATTCACGTATTTTAAACCATATCATGACTCACATTCAATTTCAGTATGTAAATATTTGCCATTATTATCAAACTCATGCAAAATGCCTGCAACAACAACAACAATTTTATCCATCTCCTTTCCATCGAAATAAGGAACAAAAAGCTTGTCCCCAACTTTTGGAAGAAATGGCATCTTAGTGTCTATTGTACTTTGTTGGTATTCTTCGCTGTCGATTATTATTTTAACTTTATAACTCATACCTTAATCCTTAAACAATCCATTATCATTACTCTCCCCCTCTTTCTCCTTCAAAAACTCATTAACTTCCTTTTTCGCTTGAAAGTAAGCATCAACCTTACTTTTATATACTTCGGTATCTTTTCCGAATAATTCGCTCCATGTGTGGAGCATTTCTTTTTCTTTATTGGTTAGATTTTTCATGATCTTCTAATTTTTTAAACTTAATAAGGCAGAAATCATATAATCAAAAGCCTTTTTGTAATTTTCATTTTTGATCTTGGCTTCATCTTCAATCTTAAAATATATTCTTTTTATTTCCTTGTTTTGTACAGATGGATTATGCTCGTTGTAATCTCTGTAATTTTGAAAAAACAAAAGGAAATCATCATAGCCCATAATTGACAACTCGTGCATGAATCTTATTTGTCTTGCTGAATAAACATAATAATCTTTTTTAATTTGCATAAGAAGATCAACCAACCTCTCTTCTCTCCCAGTAGCAACAGCCAGACTCCACGCTGTTTCATATTCCCCAGCTTCTACAAATTCTAATATTTTAAGCATCTTCAAGCCCCTTTCCTGTTAAGGACCAAAACAAAGCTTCAAAATCTCCATATGTTGTAACATGAGGAAACTTCAATATTTCATTGCTTTTCCCTGTATTTTCATCAAAAGAATACAAGCAAACCTCAGAAGTAAAAGGATTGATTTCTAAGTCAACCCCCTCAGCAACTTTAAAAGAAGTCTTTCCGTAACCTCCTTCGATTGCTCCTACCAAATCAAATTTATATTTTTTCATCTTCAATTTTCTTTTTTAACATTTCCAAAACCATGTGAACAAGCCCGATCAAATAAACACTATACAAAAGTATAGTTGCTCCATATCCTATGTATTCAAATATTGTTTCCATATCTCTAATTTTTATCTCTATTTCCTAAACCTGCAACAATTGCAATGAACATGACTAAAGCACCGATTAATAACATGACATCATTGTTCATTTTCTTGCTGTTTTAAATCCTTTCTAATGTAATACACTACCAGTGTGAATGACAATGTACCTGCGAAGAAGTACGTCAGTTCGATTGCTCTTATAATATTTTCCATAATTAAATACCTATTGGCTTATGCCGTTGTGAAGATTTTTAGTAATTGATTTTTTTAGGGTTTTTGTAAAACTCAGAAGGAGTTCTAAAAGAAGTGCCCTTGGCTGACAAATAAGAATGTACCGCTATTATGTTTATACATCTGTTTTCAAACCATGTACTAAAATCATTCGGATCTAATTTCTTATAAACGTGCTGAATATTTATAGAGCCTTTTGTTTCCTGCTTACTGGATGTCATTTCTCTTTCAAAAACTATCCTTTCCTTTACGATCTGTCTTGCTGATGATTCATCAAAAGAATTGATATACCATTCTTGGAAAATACTATTCTTGACAATATAATTGACATAAGCATTGAACTGATCTTTTTCAAATCCATAAGGATTAATGACAGACCCTTCATAAAACAATTTATCTTCTGTGAAAAATATGTCGCCTTTAACATACAGAAGCCCAAAGTTTTCGAACATGACTTTTCCTTGCTTTACTTTGTTCTGCTCCTGTTCAGCTAATGGAACAACTGTTCTTTCTTTTTTTCGCTCTTCTTCCTTATCCTTTTTGAAGGCTTTTAAAAATCGAGGGATAAGTTTCATAGCTTCATCAAAGTTGGTGAATTCTCCGTATTGCTCACAACATCCATTTTCAATGGCTTCTCCCACTTCTTCAACTGTTAGTTCACCATAAAACTTTCTGATAATTCTAACAAGTGAAGAAGTGATCTTTTTGCGTTCTTCTGCCTCTGTTCTTCTCTCAGTGAGAACAAAGAAGTGATCAATCGCTCTGGAAATTTCATATTCGACCATTTCTTTTTCGATCTCCTGTGAAATTGTGAATTGATTTTTTAAATTTGCTGACATAATTGAATATTAAATTTGCGTTTGTATTTAATTACTGGGGAGCATTGGACGTGTTCCCCTACCTATTTTCTTTTTTCCACTTAATAAATTCCTCTTTTTCTCCTTCAGGAACTTCATTGAAGGACCAAACTTGCCAATTCGGGTTTGGGTTTTCTGCACTAAATTTCGATTCTAAGCCCTTATTTTTATTTTTTGGTGTATTTCCCTTATTGTATTCACAAAACTTCATGAAAGTGCTTTTAACGTGGTTAGAACTTTCAAATTCAAAAGAACATTTACTTAAAAAGAATTCTTCAATATGATATTCAAGTTCTTCAGGTGTAAAATTGTGTTTTCTCTTTACTGAATAAATTGTTGGCTCATACTGGTGAGTAAATTCTTCTATATTTATTGTTGATAAAGTATTGTCTAAATTCCTAAGACAAAAAAAGAGAGAACCGCCTTTACTTTCCTTTTCTTTCTTTTTATTTCCTTTACTTTTATTTACTTTACTTTCATTTACTTTACTTTGCGAGGCATAGTGATCACTTTGTGATACTTCTGCGATCGTGTTGTGATCGCTTAGCGTTCGCATAGCGATCGCATTGCGAGAACCTTCATTTTTCCACTGTTCATCAAAAGCTAAAATTTCAGCAGCAGACATTTTTTTAGCTTGGTCCTTATCTAATCTTCCATATTTTATATGGTTTCCCTTGATGGCTGCAACTCGCTTGGCTTCTTTCCCTTCTAAATATGGTATCATGTATTCATTGAATTTGGGAGAAAAGAAGTTTCCTTTTTCATCAAGTTGGAAAAGCTTGTAATTAGAGATAACAACCTGAACTTTGCTTTCGCTTGTTCCGAATTCATCTGCCAACAAATCAACATCTTCAAAAGGATAATTGAATTCTTTCTGCTCCCTTAATACTTCCAGTAGCATGAAGTAAATTCCATAACCTTCTAAACCTAAATCTTTACGAACTCTTCTCAATTTCCTGTCAATACGGGCATTTGAAAAATGGGGGAAATAAAATGCGTCTTTCATAGTCTTATTTAATATACGTTTAAAGTTAACAACTTTCAATTATTTGATTAAAAAAAAGCCTTCTAAGAAAGCTTTACAAACTTAACACCATCAATAGTGACAAGTTTTATTTCTTGCTGTTCAGCAAGTTTATGCACCCATTGAACAGATTTGTTGATCTGTCTTGCGTAAGTGCTTATTTTCACAAGTTTTGAAATGTCCATTTTCATATCTGTTCTATCTGTTTTATTTATTTAACGTAAAGCTAATAAAATAGTTTAAAGTTTTCAACCTTAAACAAAGTTTTTTTCGTATATTAGTGTAGGAAAAGATAATAAAACTTAGAGAAATTATGGCAGAAAGAAGCATAAAAACAATATTGCAAGAAGCTAACAATTCAACTGATGTTCGAGAACTTAATAATCTTTGGAATGAAATTGTAGAAAACAAATATTCATATTCTTTAAACGAAATAGAACTTGCAAAACAGGAGATTCAATTGCTGGTCGATAAGCAAGCCAAGGAAGATTCAAAAATTGTAAAAAATATATTTAGCCATATTTTAAACATGGATAGCAAGGGGGAATAATTATGGACGAAATACAAGAAATTTCAATATGCGAAAGCGAAAAAGTAGAATCGCCAGTGGTAGAATACAAAAACATTGAATGTTTTACAGATGAATTCAGAGCCATGCAATTGAATGGTGATGTTTGGGGAGTTTATTATCAAGATGGTGAAGTAGTTTGTCAAGATGTTTGGCAAGAGATTCATAAAAATATTTTACTATGATAACTAGATTCGCAGAAACCCACCCAACCCAAGGACCAAAACAATGTTGGTACGAAACCACAGAAGGAGAAAAGAAGGATGAAACAATTTAGAACAATATCACAGGCAACTAACTTCATGAACCTCACAATAGGTCAAAAGCCAAATGTAGTTTATGTAGATCATAATTATAATATTATAGATCATCAAGCAGAATTATATTGTGCTTATTTAAGTGGTCAAAAATCTTTGGTTAATAAAAAAAATGAATTTCGGAAATGGCTAAACAAGACTTAAACAGATACTTATACACCTTCTTATTTGCAGGAGGTGTTTCGCTGATCTCGGTCGGCTTGGTTTTATGGGGAATTTATGAAATGGTATGGTGATGGGGAATAGAGAAGAATATGAAAAAGGAAGATCAGGTTCAAACGACCCATTTAGAAAGCATGATCTTTCAAAATCATGGGATGAAATCAACAATGATTCAATCAAGCAACTTGAAAAAGACCTTACTGGTGTTTCCTCAATGGTAATTCAAACAGGTTGCTTGATGTGTGTATGCTCCTACTACCAACCCCACGCAAAAGAAAGGAACATGAAAAACATTGTCATCAGACAGGACCAATTTCCGACATTGAAGGAAGTTAAGAATCAACTTGAAATTGATCTTGGTTTTGAAGTTGAAGAAGTTGTCTTGATGAATTGGAAGGAAGTAAATAATAATTATGAGTTATGAGTAAAATTCTAGAATTAGGAAGGGAAATAAAGTTCCTCGAATCTCTTTCTTTCAAAAGGATAAAGTTTGAAAGTAAAAGTCAATTTACACTTGAGGAAGAAGAAAGCCATATCAAACACATGTTTGTTAAGAATCATTACTATTCTTTTAAAACAAACTTTGATATTGAAAACGAAGTCGAAGAAGTTGAGAACTTTGTCAATAAAATATTTGAGCTACTGGAAGGATCACGAAAGGAAGATGCCCTCCTTGCTGTGGAGCTTTGCAAAGGGTTTCAAATATCACTTGGCTATTTCTTCATTGACCTTGGCTATAAATTGAAAAGTGTATCTTATCACTGGATGAAACCTTCTAATCATGAAGGTACTGAATTTAAATCTTTGATGTACTTTAAAGGAGAGACAATTGACTTTGAAAAAAACGAAAATATTGAAAAAGCCCTTCAACCTGTGAAGTATGAGAGGGCAAATGATGACATTTATTTCCAAAGATGGTGCATGCTCCGAAACATGGAAAGTGTTATCAGTCTTTGTGAAAGGAAGGAAAAAAAAGTTGCTGAAGCTGTATCAAGATATGA